TTAACATACGATTGCTGATGAGTTTACCATCCCAATTCTTTACAGGATAGAAGTCAACAACCATATTACCGTCTTTGGATGTAATTTCCATGATTAAGCTCCTGCTTGAATGTTTAATGAATTAGCATGTAATTGTTTATTAATTACACATGATTGGTGAATATTAAAAAGAGTTTCAAAATTAACTCCTTCAAAATCATTCCATTCTGATACATAATCAGAATTGTCAAAATCACCAGTTCCATCTATATTTTCTGGGCAACTTCTGAAGTCGTTGTTATCATCAACCCAGAAGATTCTACCAAATGAATTAGAATGAAACATTAATCCTCCTCCAAAAGTGTTTCTACCATAATCTTAGTTTCTATTTCAAATACTTCTGGTGTGATACCTTTAGATCTTGTAAAAGCTTCAAGGAAAATGTTAGTAACTTGATCTAATTCATCACCAGTAAGTAAATCATAGAGATCATAGGTCTTAGCAATGTAAGTTTTAGTCATAGTTAATTGCTCCATGATAAATGAAATTTTTCAAGTAATATATCTCTTACATGCTCTCTATCAAGTGAATCTCCATCACCCCATGAATATTCAGGGAATGAGGGATAACAACACATTTGAAGATAAAGAAATGAGGCTTCAGCAATCATCTTCTTAGTTAGTCCCTGAATTGGATATAATACATCAGGATAACTGGGCAAGTAGAATGATGCGACATAATCGGTGAAGTCGTCCATTGTTTCAAACATAAGTAACTCCTTTGTGATTACATGGCCATTATAATCCATAATGGCGGCTGAACATCCTCTAGTGTGCAGGTTTGTGAACTGGCCTACAGTTCATCCTCTGGTTCGGGAAACTGATTTAGTTTGGCCTCTGCCAATCCTTTTATCATGCTCCAGACTAATTCTCCACTGATTACATTCTCAGTGCAATAGTATTCCACACTATCTTCTATTAGTTGCATTACCTCAACGGCTTGATGCTCTAATTTTTCATGCTCATTCATTAGACTAATCTCCAATCGGTTTTTTCAATAGACTCTCTGCAACACATACAAACTAATGCACTCCAGCTAAAGTGATACACTTTAGATGTTTGTTGACATTCAGGGCATTGAATCCATTTTCCATTGTATCCTGCCCTAGTGTTTCTATTTACATTCATACTTGTACCTCAGCTTTAATATCAATTTGTTTAAAGATTTGGATACAATCCAAAGCCTTTTGATATGATTGAAAAGACATATACCTACATCTTAAATCATTAGGGAACCAATAGCGAAGAGTAGTGTTCATAAGTAAGAAGTCAATGGATGTAAAGTATTAAGAGTATATTCGGCTTTATAACCTATCTTCTTAAACAAGTGTTGAGGACTTGTCGCATACCACAGACCGATCTTAGGGCCTGTGGTAACTAAGTACATTTTCTCTTTCATAATTACCTCACATAAAGATAACCACCAGCCCAATCTGCTCTATTAAAGCAATCTTCTCTTGAAATTGGGTTTAGTAGATTGTAACGTACAATCTTAGCAGGGCCTCTCCATGATGCTGGTTTAAATACATCACCAGTTTTCTTATCAATAAAGGCATGTACTCCGCCACTATATCCATCATTTACTTGATTGATTTTATAATATTTACGTCCAGCTTCTATAACAAACTCCATATCATTAGATGAATTTGGATACCTATTCTTATAGTTTTGTACTAATACATCACATAAGGTCTGTACATAAGTACGGACTTCACTAATACCTAAAGGAGAAAATCCTTCAAGTGGTGCTATTTGTGGAGTTGCAGCCATTTTAAAAAAGAGTGAAGGTTAATAGGGTGGAGCAAGAGGGTGTACATATAGATGAGAGATTCAAACTCTCAATATGTCCGTTGCTCCGTATTGGGTGAGAGAAACAAAACGAGGTCTTACATCCAAATCTCAGATGGCTGACCTACGGCATTCAATAGAATGAGTTACAGTCTCAGGGATGAGCATTTAAGAATGCCTCGTTTGTTTCCCATGTGGCCAATATAAGTCATTTCAGGGGCCCTGTCATCAGATAATGGCCACTTCCTCAACTGTCACCTAGTTATGGTGGAAATTGCGGGTTCACCCTTATTGAAAATGGTATCCACAACAGCCTGCACCTTGCGGGCTGTCGATATACCCACCTTAGAATAGACAGGCACGCACACTAAACCATAAACCTTATCTTTGTTACCCTTGCGGATTACACGCCCTATAGTCTGACTGATACCCACATAATCCATAGATCTTAAGAATAGTACAGCCTCAAGACCCTTGACATTAATTCCTTCAGCTAATATACTATGGTGCAATACTACAAACTTCTTATCATCATCTTTTCCATAAGCACTCAATACATTAAAGAATTCATCTCTGGTTACTTTCTCACCATTGATAACTGCACCAGTTTTAGCCGTGATATACATGTATTCATAACCACGCCATGATAATTCATCTATAAACTTAGAGTATGAAACAAGACCTGTAATCTGTTTTGTAGCCTTAGCACATACTAGGATCTTCTTAGTCTTATGGTCATCAATGTTATCAATGATTTGATTACATTCTACATCAAATGTTATTTCATCCTTATCTCTTATCTCACTCTTATATACTTTAACTTTAGGTGGTAATATATAACCCTGCTCCACTAACTTAGGAGCTGGTACATTACATATTACATTACCAAATATATCACTATCATTCATACCTATTTTCATAGGTGTTGTTGAATGTTTAGGTGTTGCAGTAAAGAAGTATGCACGATCAGCATACATTGAGAAATACTCTACAGCTTCAATAAAATTCTTTTGTATTGCATTATGTGCTTCATCAAAATATATTGTATCAATAACAATATCAGCTTCTTGTATTTTATGAAGAGAATGATATGTTGTAAATATCATTCTATAACCAATAGTATTATTATTCCATACTCTTATTTCATGGCTATTTGTGCTACTATAGTGATGAGTTTCACCACTATGAACGTGCATTACATTAACTCTATCACAAAACTGACTCTCAATCGCTTCTAAGAACTCAGATGATAATTGTTGAGCTAATAGAATACGAGGGGCAACTACTACAATAGTTGTAAAACCAGTCTCAAATCTACGCATTGCATCCTTAATAGCAATCAAAGTCTTGCCGCCACCAGTTGGCACAATGACTTGACCTTTATTATATTTTGCAAGTGCATCCAGACCAGTTTGCTGATGGGGGCGAAGATTCATAGTTGTATTTCAAACGATATGGCCATATTACATCAAAATACACAAAAAAACTGACCATTAGGCCAGTTTGTTGAGTGTCATATTATACTTTGTTCTCAAATATTAGTGTCATAAGTATCATCTATTTCTTTAAATTACACTCTATTGTATTCCTGACTTTTCAAATACCAGTTAAAGACTGTATCTTCCCTACTGTAAGCTTCCTTTTCCCAAGGCAAATCCATATAAGCAACATTGTCATCAATTTGTTTGCCATACCAGTAATCTTTATTGTCTTTAGTTGTTACTCTTTGGCGTAATACCCATTGTTTTAAGTGAATTAGTTCGTGAAATAAGCCCTTTAAATATTCATTATTATCCAAGCTATTGTTCATTTCTATAAAGAATTGACGAGGCCTGGAATATCCACTAAACATACAAGCAGCATCAGTCCCTTCACGATTCATACGCTTGTCATGTATCTCTATATCTAATACATGCCTGCCAACATATTTTGGAAGGAACCACCATATTGCATCACGGGTAAGCTTTTTGCGGTGATTGTATCCAACAAAAGAAACGGTACTGTACATAGCCAATGAAGAAACCAAACAGAGGAAATAACAAATAAAATTTTCACAATAATCCAATCAACAATATCAAGTCAAAATAGTCGATGCATATAATCATTAAAAAACACCGATGCATATATCCAATGACATATACACCGATGCATATTTAATCACCACATATGGCTATCACTATCATCAAGGAAGACTTCGCCATCTTCATCTAGTTCTTCCACATTCACTAGGGATACTCCTTCATCACAACTGATCTCTAACATATTAGCCCAATTAAAATCCCTTGGATGAGAATCATCAATGATCTCAAGATCCAAGGTAACTCTATAGTGACGTTTATGCGTTAACGTTGCCATGAGGGAAGACTAGTGGAGACTTCTATATTATATAGAAACCTCCCTATCTTGTCAAGCAACTGGTGTTACAGTTGGTGGAGTGTCCACTACTGTGTTAGCCGCAGGGGTCGCTGGTGCGTCTGTGGCACCATCCTTTTCCTCTTTAGGTAGTTCTACACCAATACCACCAAGATATTCCACAATTCCTTGTAGTTTTACTGCCATCTCACGTTTCTGTCTAGCTTGAGCTTCCAGTGTATTAATTTCACTAACAAGAGTTTGCTGTTGTTCCAAAACACTCTGCAAGTGTTTCTGTTGTTCATTTAGTTCTGCCATTGCAATGCATGAATTGAATCTTTATTATATATGAAGGTTTTCAATATGTCAAGTGTTCGGTTAATTCTATTAATTTATGAAGGTTTGGTTGGCCAAACAACTTCTAATGGTTTAGTATATTTTGATGGAATATCTCTCAATTCTTGTCGATATGATTTATATGAAGTTCTAATTCCAACTGGAACATCTTCACCCTGTGTCCAGTCAGTCTCCACAAGTCTTCTATCCCTCTCACCTCTTATCCAATTCATATCATCATCAGCAGTTGGTGTTACCCTCTGATCTTCTGGAATTGCAGCATTTGCTTCCATTCTGGCAATATCTTCCAGACGCATTCTTTCAATTTGTTCTCTTCTTTCAGTTGAAATCATTTTTTTAAATCTCCAATATGTTAATATTTAAGAAGGCCATTGATCATTAGTAGTAGTATCTCTTTTAGTATCTATAATTTCTAAATCATGTTGCATATAAGCACCATACGCACTACCAGCACCAATGTGTTCAATAATAAAACCAATATAGTTTGTGCCTGAATCTAATACTAGTACAAGATAGCCAGGATCAGCACCTGTATTATATACTGAATGAAGCGTAGCTCTCTTTTGATTATGTACTATTTGTCCATAAGGGTTAGTTCTATAACCACTATTATTATATCTATAACATCCAAAATAAGACTCAGTATAATCACTATACGCATTATACCCAGTAATACGGAACATCGTCATAGATGCATCATTCCAAACAGTTCTTAGTCTGACATGCAAATACCGATAACTACCAGCAGCTCTACCATCATCTCCAGATGGGCCAACAGCTCCTAAATGTCTATAGAATGATCCATCATTATG